AGATTACGTGCGGATACAAGGCGCTTGACCAGTGAATCTATATCCAAAGAGGTTGAAAAGCTAGATAATGTGTACAAGAATGCTATTGACAAGAAACAATATACAGCAGCAGTCAACGCGATAAGGTTGAAGTCTCAATTGTTGGGGTTTCTTGTTGAGAAAAAAGAAGTTCAACACTCAACCCTTGACACTATGAACGATGACGAACTGACCAAGTATCTTGAGCAAATCAAAGCAGACCATGACCTTGACTCTTGATCATGACGATGATCATAACAACAAACCACATCCATCCATAAGGATCAGTAGGGATCCTAGGTACAAGGTGATCCGTACGGATCAGCAAGGATCAGGAGTATATATATCAACAAACAATATAATTAAACAACAGTAATAAAAAGGTTTACTAAGGATATAATTAATATATACTGGTACATATTAACTAACAAAAGAAAGAGAGAAATATATGAACAAAATAAAAGAAAACAACGTGCCTTTATCTTTAAGAGAGAAAGCGGACAAAAAAGTTCTTTTCAGATTATTTAATCCGAAAAGAAATAAGTCAAAGTCTTTTATCATTTATGAGAAAGCTAGACTTACTTCAACTCTTCAGCAAGCCTTCGATAACGAATATCGTAAGGTGGATATCGAGTACGATACAACAGCTAACAATAGATTTAAAAAAGCTAATCTGTTAGTTGATGTACCTTCTTATCTTTCTAAGGATAAGAAAAAACTATATGAGGAATTACTAGCCTCAAATAGAGAGTTTATCAAAAAGAATAAAGTACCTCAAAGTATTTTAGACAATCAAAAATACTTCGAGCAAATCGTATCAAAACTTTAATCTAGCATCAGGGAGCGAGTTAATTCTCGCTCCCTTTTTTTCTTGACGATGACGATGATCATGACGGATCCTTCGGGATCAGGGATTAATAAATAAATAGTATATAGGTATAGGTATTAGTATAGATATATGATTTTTAATCGAACCTCTCATTACGTTAAAATTTTAAAATTAAAATAAAAACGTTTAACTATGACGAATAATAAATATTAATAAAAATATATTAACTAACTAAAGAGATTAATTTATGGCTATTATATTTTATTTTAAAAACTTTTTTTTATTTCTATTTTTTTTTACTATTCTTATTACTTTAGCAATTTAGAATAATTCTAAACTAGAGAGAACGAAACGAGAACGAATAATTATATATATATTTTTTATATATATATTTTATAAGCATATTTATTATTTACTTTTTAATTTTTTTTTAGTAGAAATTAATTATCTTTTATAAATTAAATCTTTTAATAAATAAAAGAGTTTATAGAAGAAAAAAGAAAGCGAGTAAGTTATGAAAAAACTAAATAACGATAAAAATAATCTAAAAGAGAATAAAGTATCTTTAAGTTTTAGAGAATACGAAGATAAAAAAATTCTTTTTAGATTATTTAATACTAAAAGAGAGAAAAGTATTTCTTTTAATATTTACGAGAACGCGAAATTCTCTACTACTATTAAAGAAGCTTTTAATAACGATTATAGAAAAGTAGATATAGAATACGATACTACTAAAAATAATCGATTTAAAAAAGTTAATCTATTAATAGATTTAAATTCGTATTTAGATAAATCTAAAATAAATCTTTATAAAGATTTAATTAATTCTAATAAAGAGTTTATTAAATCTAATAAAGTAGATAATAGTATTTTAGATAATATAAAATACTTCGAAGATAAGATTAATAATTTAAAATAATCTAATCTAAATTTTTTTAAACGCGTTAGTATTAATTTACTAACGCGTTTTTTTTTATTCTTTTTTTAATTCTATAAATTCTCTTTTTTAAAATCGTATTAAGTTTAATAAAATAAAATCGTATAAAGTTTAAAAGCGATTTGGCGCTTATACTCTAGTATTGGCTAGAGTAGGAGTAGAATCACTTATATGTGTATAAATTTTGTAGTAAAAAAATTTTTTTTAAAATAAGACTTTACAATGGCTTTTTTAAATAGTAGCATTCCACCTATATATTGTAAAATTCGTAAGGAGTATCTTTATGACTTTAAAAAACATAATGGCGAAAGCGAAAACTGTGTTATCTTCGGTCTCACAAGCATTGCGGGGCGTGGGCTCCTTTTTAATATCATGTTGGAAAATGGTGCCTGCTTTTGGCGTTTGCCTATCTCAGCGTTTTTCGAAAAATCGCATGACAGAACCGAAGTGCCCGATATGCCAATTGACCAGCTTCAATTGTGGAATTGTTTTGATTATTATCATAGTGTTAATCACTTTGGTTTTTTAGAAGGACAACGAGCTAAATATTTTGGAAAAGATAAAAAACTTTATACTGGTGAGTATCTGTTTACTGTTGACTGGTGTCACCCTGACACCAATTTACTTGATACAGATCATTCTGAAATTCCTCAGGAACATAAGTGCGCTCATATATTGGAGCTTGACAATGGTAATTACGCTGCTCAGCCTAATAACAGAATATTATGGACAATTAATTCGTTCACTACGAGAAACGAAGTTCCCGACTACAAAGTTCAAAACACGGAATGGAACGTAGAGAATAAAGATTGGACTACAGAAGATACTGATAAGTTTTTCTACGAAATAGAAGAAAAGAAATAGGTTTTAAATCCGCATAAATCAAAGTATCATTGATCCATGACTATATCTATATTACTCCCTACTCGTAAGCGAGTTAGCCAATTAAAAAAATCTATGGATTCCTTATTGTCTAATGCAAAGAATCCTGATAAAATTCAACCTCTTTTCGGTGTCGATGACGATGATATCGAAACTTTAGAGTTTCTTAAAACTTCTAATTACAAAAATCAAAGTGTACTAAAGTTTAAACGACTAGGATACGAAAATCTTCATATATATAATAATTCTTTATGTGCATATGCTCAGGGTACCTGGGTAATGTTTTTCAATGATGATGCAATCATGAATACTAAACATTGGGACGAAATTATTGAAGTTGAAAAAAATTTTAATGTGTTACGTGTTAAAGAACAAACTGGACACCCATATAGTATCTTTCCCATATTTCCTTGGGATTGGTTTAGATTATTAGATCATATAAGTTTACATGGACAAAATGATGCATGGATCTCTGAGATAGCTTACATGCTCGATATCATGAAGGACGTGAATATTGAAGTAACACATGATCGAGCTGATATTACAGGAAATAATAACGATAGTGTCTTTAAAGAACGTGTCTACAAAGAGGGGCACCCTGATCAAGAAGGCGATTTACATCACGTAAAGATGTGGAATGCTAGAACAGCAGACGCTAGTAAGTTAGCTTGGTATTTAGAAAAAATTGGACAGACTTCTTTACATTGGAAAAAAATTGTACGAAAAGAGATAGAGCCATTACATTTAGTTGCAAATAAATTTGATGAGTATCGAAAACGAGGTGCAATAGGCGCAGGAAAACAAAATGCAAGAACAGACATTAAAGGAACGACTAAAGTCAGCTATTCAAATATTCCAGGAGACGAAGGATCCTCGGGCAGCGGAAGTAATCGAACATCTAAATAAAATTTTATCAACTTCTAAAGCTCGTAAGAATTTATTACAATATGCAAAACATATGTATCCTGGATACAAGGATCCAGCTCATATAAAACTCATTGCAAAACATCTACAACAATTAGAATCAGGAGAAATAAAACGTCTTGCAGTATTTATGCCGCCAAGGCATGGAAAGTCTATGTTATGTTCAGAATTTTTTCCAGCATGGTATCTAGGAAATAATCCAAATGAGTTTGTGATACAATCGACTTATGCTCAAGAATTAGCAGATGACTTTGGTCGTAAAGTAAGAAACCAGTTACAATCTCCAGATTTTAATAATGTGTTTCCTAGTGTAGCTTTAAGATCAGATAGTACATCAGCTAAACGTTTTCACACAATGCAAGGTGGAACATACACTGCAGTTGGTGCCGGTGGAGCGATTACTGGTAGAGGTGCGCATTTATTAATTATAGACGACCCAATTAAAGGTCGAGAAGATGCTGAGTCAGAAGTTCAAAGACGGAATCTTTTAGAGTGGTATAAATCTGTAGCCTACACAAGACTTCAACCAGGTGGTAAAGTTATAATTATTCAAACTCGTTGGCACCAAGACGACTTAGCTGGTTACATTTTAAATGAGAGTGGAGAAGAATGGAAAGTTTTAGATTTACCTGCGATAGACGATAGCGGGAATGCTTTATGGCCTGAAGCTTATTCTAAAGAAGACTTAGATAAAATTAAAAATACAGTAGGAGAACGTGTATGGTCAGCGTTATATCAACAAAGACCATCGAGTGAAGAAGGTTCTATTATTAAAAGAGATTGGTGGAATATTTATGATGGAGAAGAAATACCAACTTTAAGTTATGTAGTTCAATCTTATGATACTGCTTA